ATGCCCCCCGCCCCCCGCGCCAGCCATGCCCCACGCTTCGCTTCCATGATCCGGACCGAGCCTTTCACCTCCGCCGAGGAAGCCTGGTTCTGGACCATGTCGGCCCTGGTCGCCCGGCGCGACGGTGCGCGCATCGCCGCCGGCAAGGGCGTCGCCGCCCGTCCCTGCGAGCCCGATGACGTGATCAAGTGCCTCGACCGCCTGTACCGGCAGCGGCGCATTGAACTGGCCCATGCGCGCGTCATGCGGATCTGGGGCGAGCGCGGCGTCGCCCCCTGCCCGCATCACATCGGGGAACGCGGGGACAGCCGGCTCTGGCGGGAGGCGATGAACCGCCTGGAATGGCCGCTCCGGGTCAAGGGCATCGTGGCCGGCGCGCGCGGCCTCGGTGTCCATGAGGCTGAGATCATTCCGTTTTCGGGCAGATCCGAATGAGTGGCGGGCACGCGCCCCCGAAGCCTGCCCATCGCCGCCACCACGGCATCCAAAGCGTCTGGATCGTGTTCTCCGGGCGCGCCGACCATGCCTGGCAGCGCCTGTTGCGGCCGGGCTTCCGGCACTGCTTCGCGGCCCTGGAGGACGAGGCGGGCTGGCTCGTTCTCGACCCGCTTTCGGGTCGCCTTCTCCTCGCGCGGGTCGGCGTGCCCGCGGGCTATGACCTGCCGGCCTTCTACCGCCGCGCCGGCCTCCTGCCCCTCGGGCCCTTCGCGCTGCCGGAACAGGCGCTCGGCACGCCGCTCAGGGGCGCGCCCCTGAATTGCGTCTCCATCTGCCGCGCCGTGCTTGGCCCCCATGCCCCCTTCGCGGTCACGCCGGCCGGGCTTTACCGCGGCCTGACCCGAATGATTGAATCTAGGAAAAGATACTTGACTTTGGCGAATGACTAGGCGTAAAAGACTTCTGCCAAGGGGCGAATTGCGTCCAGCCCTTTTGCACCGGCCACGGAAAGGGCCGGCGCCTCCACCTCCAGGGTGGCAGGCGCCGGCCCTTTCCGCGTTCCAGCCCCCCTCATCCCCGCCCCCTTTGTCCAGCCCCCCTTTGTCCAGCAAGGAGATCGCCGCGCATGGCAGGCCTGTTCCGTGCTCCGAAGCCTGTGGTGGTCCCACCCCAGCCGGCGCCCCCCACGCCCGAACCCGCTCCCGGCAACGCCCCCCAGGCCGCCGAGGTCGCGCGCACCGAGACCCGCGCGAGCGCCCGGCAGGGCATCCAGGGCACCATCGCCACTTCGGCGCGTGGCGTGCTCACGCCGCTGCCCTTGGCGCTCACCCGCAAATCCCTGCTGGGCGAGTGACGGCCATGACCCCCGCCCAGATCCTCGCCCGGCATGATGCCGCCATCAGCCGCCGCCGGCCCCATGAATCCAACTGGCGTGACGCCTATGCCCATGTGCTGCCCGCGCCGCACGAAGCCGCGACGCTCTATGACGCCACCGCCGCCGACGCGACGGAACAGCTCGCCGCATCGCTGCTCGCCGAGCTGACGCCGCCCTGGTCCCGCTGGTTCGGCCTCGCCCCCGCCCGCGGCCATGCCGAGGCCGAGGAAGCCGCCGCCCTCGAAGCCACGGCCGAGACGCTGCAGGCGCATCTCGACCGCTCCAACTTCGCGGTCGAGATGCACCAGGCCTTCCTCGACCTCGTCATCACCGGCACCGGCATCATGCTGGTGGAAGAAGCCCCGCCGGGCGAGGCCACGGCGCTGCGCTTCACCGCCGTCCCCGTGCGCACCGCCGTGCTGGAGGAAGGCCCGGCCGGCCGCCTCGACACCGTATTCCGCGAGGCCCGCCTCAGCACGGCCGAGATGCTGCGCCGCTTTCCCTTCGCCGAAATCCCGCCCGCCATGCAGCGCGAGGCGGCCGCCGAGGCGGATGAGCCGGACCCCGTGAAGCACCGCCTGGTCGAAGCGGTCTGGCCCGACGGCATGGGCCATCGCTACGCCGCGGTCTTCGACGCGCCCGGACTGAAGGCGCCGATCTTCGTGGCCCAGGGCCGCTTCGCCGATGCGCCCTTCATCGCCTTCCGCTGGCTGAAGGCGCCGGGCGAGGTCTATGGCCGCGGCCCCGTCATCAAGGCCCTGCCCGATATCCGCACCGCGAACCGCGTCGTCGAACTCGTCCTGAAGAACGCTTCCATCGCCGTCACCGGCATCTGGCAGGCGGAGGATGACGGGGTGCTGAACCCCGCCACCGTGCAGCTGACGCCCGGCGCCATCATCCCGAAGGCGCCGGGCAGCGCGGGGCTCACGCCGCTCGCCGCCCCCGGCAATTTCGACGTCTCGCAACTCGTGCTGAACGACCTGCGCGCCCGGATCCGCACCGCCCTGCTGGCCGATCGGCTCGGCGTCATCCGCGACCAGCGCATGACGGCGACCGAGGTGCTGGAGCGCAGCGCCGAGACGGCGCGGCTGCTGGGCGCCACCTATGGCCGGCTGCAGAGCGAGCTGCTGACGCCGCTGGTCGCGCGCTGCCTCTCCATCCTCGCACGCCGCGGCGAGGTGCCGCCGGTGCTGCTGGAGGAGGGGCGCGTGACCCTGCGCTACGAAAGCCCGCTCGCCCGCGTCCAGGGTCGCGCCGATGCGGCGAACACGCTGCTCTTCCTCGATGCCGTCTCGAAGATGGGCACCGATGCGGTGGCCCAGGTGGATGCCCCGGCCGCCGCCCGCTGGCTCGCCCGCACGCTCGGCGCGCCCGCCGAGATCTTGGCACCCTCCCCCTCAGTCCAACCGGAGTGATCCCGAACATGCCCGATAACCTGCTCGACACCGCCCTCTCCCCCGCGGACGCCCCGGCCACCGGACAACGCCCGGCCGAGGTGCCGGAAAAGTTCTGGCATGCGGAGCGCGGCGAGCTGCGCGTGGACGCCCTGCTGAAAAGCTATCGCGAGCTGGAGCGCCGCATGTCCCAGCGCACCACCCGCCCGGCGCCCGACGCGGATGAGGAGGAGCGCCGCCGCTGGCGTGAAATGATGAACATCCCCGAGACGCCGGATGGCTATCAGGTCGAACCGAAGCATGAGCTCTGCGGCCCGGATTCGGAGATCAACCAGCGCCTGCACGAGGCGGGCTTCTCCTGCGAGCAGGTGCAGCTGGTCTATGACCTCGCTTCCGAGCGGCTGCTGCCTTTGGTGGCGGAGGCCGCGCAGCAATTCGAGGCGGACCGCCAGGCCGAGAAGCTGCGCGCCCATTTCGGCGGCGAGGAGCGCTTCCGCCGCGTGGCCGCGCAGCTCAAGGCCTGGGGTGCCGCGAACCTGCCGCCCGGCGTGCTCGACGCGCTCTCCACCACCGAGGAGGGCGTGTTGGCGCTGGAGCGGATGATGCGCGGCAACGAGCCCCGCATGGAGCGCGACGCCCCGCCGCCCGAGGCGCTGGACGAGGGCGAACTGCGCCGCCTGATGCGCGACCCCCGCTACTGGCGCACGCGCGAGCCGGAATTCGTGAAGCGCGTGACCGAAGGCTTCCGCAAGCTGGTCGGCGGTTAACTCACCGCCGACCAGACAAGAGATGCAGGGTGAGCGCCGCGCAGACGCGATGACGTCGCGCGCCCGCCCTGCCTGGCCGCCGATCCGCCCCCCTCCTCTCCGGATCGGCGACCGCGCCCGCCGCAGGCATGCGGACCCATGCTCCGCGCCGCGGCGGGCGCCCCCTTTCATCCGCGCAAAACCCCCCTTCCCGATCGGGCGGGCGGGCGCGCGGATGCGGCGCGTGCGCGCGGCCCGGTGACGGCCAACCGCGCGTCGCGCCTTTCCCGAAACCCTCCTTCTGGAGTTCTCCCATGTCCGGTTCCATCGACCAGGCCTTCGTGACCCAGTTCCAGGCCGAAGTGCATGAGGCCTACCAGCGCCAGGGCAGCAAGCTGCGCCCGGCCATCCGCAGCAAGTCCAACGTGAAGGGCGCCAGCACCATCTTCCAGCGCGTCGGCCGCGGCACCGCCAGCTCCAAGGCGCGCAACAACGCCGTGCCCGTGATGAACCTCGAATACTCCGCCGTCTCCTGCTTCATGCAGGACCATTATGCGGGCGACTGGATCGACAAGCTCGACGAGCTGAAGACCAATGCCGACGAGATCGGCGTCCTCGCCTCGGCCGGCGCCCATGCGCTCGGCCGCAAGACGGATGAGCTGATCATCACGGCACTCGACCTCGGCACGCGCGAGGCGGTGGGGACTCAGTCGGGCCAAACCGACAATGACGGCATGACGCGCGCGAAGGTGCTGCTCGCCTTCGAGATGCTGGGCGCCATGGACGTGCCCGATGACGGCAACCGCTACGCCGTGGTCGGCTGGAAGCAGTGGAGCGAGCTGCTGACGCTGCCCGAATTCTCCAACGCGGACTATGTCGGCGACGCCAACCTTCCCTGGCGCGGCATGCAGGCGAAGCAGTGGCTCGGCGCCACCTGGATCCCGCATTCGGGCCTGACCATCACCGGCACGATCCGCTCCTGCTACTTCTTCCACAAGACCGCGATCGGCCATGCCGCCGCCTCCGAGATCGTCACCGATGTGACCTGGCACGGCGACCGCGCGGCGCATTTCGTCAACAGCATGATGAGCCAGGGGGCTTGTCTCATCGACGACGCCGGCGTCGTCAGGATGCGTTGTAAAGAATAA